GGTGCAGATGGTATGCCAACAAACTTTCAAATAGAAATTATAAAACGTGAAGATAAAGACTAATATAGTTTTTGAGCATTTACTAGAATCAACTAAAAAAATAACAATAGAGCAAGGTGGAACTAGGTCTGGAAAGACTTATAACATTTTGCTTTTTATTATTTTTAAATACTGCCTAGAGAATACAGGCAAGACTATAACTGTTTGCAGAAAGACTTTCCCAGCAGTTCGTTCTTCTGTTATGCGTGACTTTTTAGATATACTAAAAGCATATAGTTTTTATTCAGAGGAGGCACACAATAAGTCAAATCACGAATATAAGTTAAACGGAAACCTTATTGAGTTTATAAGTTTAGACCAACCACAAAAGGTAAGAGGTCGTAAAAGAAACTTGCTATTTATAAACGAGGCAAATGAATTAGACTATGAAGATTGGCAACAGTTAATCTTTAGAACAGAAGATAAAATCATATTAGACTTTAATCCATCAGACGAGTACCATTGGATTTATGACAAAGTAATTCCTAGAGATGATGCTGATTTCTTTATTACAACATACCTAGATAATACTTTTTTAAATGAAAGCATAAAAGAAGAGATTGAAAGATTAAGAGAAACTGATGAAAGCTATTGGCAGATTTATGGACTAGGTTTAAAAGGTATCTCAAAAGCTACTATCTTTAATTACTATGAGTTTGATACGTTGCCACAAGATGCAGAGTTTATATCTTATGGTGCAGATGCTGGATATACAAACGACCCTACAACTTTAGTTAGTGTTTACAAGCAAGGATATAATCTTTATGTCAAAGAACATATTTATCAAACACAAATGACAACTATTGATATTGCAAATAAATGGAAAGAGATTGGAATAGATAGGGAGTTGGTTTACTTTGATAGTGCAGAGCCAAGATTGATTGAGGAACTGCGTAGAATGGGTTTTAACATACGACCAAGTTTAAAAGGCGCTGATAGTGTCAATGCAGGAATAGACTTGTTAAAACGCTTTAAAATACATATTCATAGAGATAGCCATAATTGTATTCAAGAATTTAGAAACTACAAATGGCAAGAAGATAGAAGTGGTAAAACAATAAACAAGCCAATAGACAAACACAACCATACTATTGATGCTGTAAGATATGCAACTTATTCTGTATTGAGTAAACCTAACTTTGGAAGATATGCAATTATGTAAATAAAATAATTTAAAAACAACTATATATAAATATGAAAGTAGAATTGATTGTACCTAATAGTTTGAATGAGATTACTCTTGGCCAATACCAAAAGTATTTAAAGTTGGGCGAACTTACAGAAACAGAGTTATCTTATAAGATGATTGAAATCTTCTGTGGGTTAAAACCTGAACATATTAGATTGTTAAAAGCAAAAGATGTACAAGATATTGTAGGTATCATTTCACAGATGTTTGAATTAAAGCCTAGTTTAGTTCACACTTTTAAAATGAATGGTGTTGAGTATGGTTTTATAAATAACCTTGATGAAATGTCTTTTGGCGAATATATTGATTTAGATACTTTCATTGGCGATTGGGATAACATAGAAAAAGCTATGGCAGTTTTATACAGACCAATTGAATTAAGAAAAGGAACTAGGTATCATATAAAAGAATATGAGGGTGGCGATGCAGACCATTTAAAAGATATGCCACTAGATGCAGTTTTAGGTTCTATACTTTTTTTTTATCATTTAGGGAACGAATTGTGTCAAGCTACGATGAACTCTTTAATGGTTCAGGAAGACAAGAACTTACTAGAGTTTCTCAATTCGGAAGCAAATGGGGTTGGTACTCATCAGTTTATGCACTCGCTCAATCAGATATTAGGAGATTTGAAAATATCACTAAATTAAAAATGCACGAATGTCTTTTATTCTTAACCTTTGAAAAAGAAAAAAACGAAATAGAAGCATCACAAATAAAAAACAAATTTCATCAGAAATGATGTTTTAAATAAAAATAAATTCAATGCAAGGAATTAGAGGTTTTTACCAATTAACAGAAAAGATAAAAGAGCAGTTACTAAATGATGTAAATTGTAATACAGTTACAACTGGAGATATTACTGAAGTGGATTTATCTAAACAGACTATATTTCCTTTATCTCATATAATTGTAAACAACGTGACAACCGAAGAACAGTATCTAGGTTTTAACATCACAGTTCTTGCAATGGATATTGTAGATGAAAGCAAAGAGCCAACTACTGATATTTTTAGAGGCAACAATAATGAACAAGATGTATTGAATACTCAATTAGCAGTATTGAATAGACTTACAATGTTATTACGAAAAGGAAACTTACATAGAGATTTATATCAGTTAGATGGTACTCCTAATTGCGAACCATTTTACGAAAGGTTTGAAAATAGATTAGCAGGTTGGGCTTGTACGTTTGATGTATTTATTCAAAATGATATTGATATATGCAGTTAGATGAAACTAGAGAAGCGTTAAATAAATTCGCTAAATATGTTATACAACAAAGCAGAAGCAATCTTACTAAAAGTGATAAGAACGTTTCTAAAGAACTTTATAACAGTTTAGGATATGATTTAAACGTTTCTAAAAATAGTTTCTCTTTGAGTCTTTTAATGGAGGATTATGGGGTGTTTCAAGATAAGGGTGTAAGTGGTACAGAAAAGAAATATAATACACCTTTTAAATATACAAATAAAAGACCACCTGCAAGTGCATTTAGCAATTGGGTTGTAAGAAAAGGATTGAAAGGAACTAGAGATGCAAAGGGTAGATTTGTAAGTAGAAAAGGTTTAATGTTTGCAGTTGCGAATAGTATATTTAAAAAAGGGATAAAACCAAGTATGTTTTTTACAAAACCATTTGAGAAAGCATTTAAAGAATTAAATCAAGAATTGCTACAAGCGTATGCATTGGATGTAGAAAAGTTTATGGCAACAACAATAAAAGACAATTTAAAGAAATAAGAAATGGCAATTAATTTAAGAAGTCCAATCTTTTTAGGAAACCCAATATCAACTGGGGGTTATAATTTATATAAGATTTATATTTATACCTACATAAAACCAGCTACTCCTGAATACATTATTAGAAAAAATTACAATGCTAACTTTGATGCAGGGTATATAGATGTATCGGAACTCATTAGAGATTATTTAGAAATTAATTTTGGAAACGATTACACTAGTCAATGTGTAAAGGTTACTGTTGATTACGAATTATATAATAGTAGTGGAGTTGCTATTGGAGGGGGTTATTTGATAAGTGACCAATATGGGTTTGATAGTTATTCTTACTTTGAAGAAAATGATTTTGATGTAGATGATAGTCCTATAATGATTTCTAATAGACAAATATTTGCACTTGCTGATAATTTAGTTAGAATACCAATAAACACAAAAAGCAATCCAACAGTTACTTTTTTAAAGGAAGGCGAAATTGTTGGTAGTCAAAAATACTTCAATACTGCATTTACAAGTAATCAAATAAAATATGCTACAATAGGTGGTTCTCTTAATTTTGATAACTACAAAGAAAGAGTTCTTACTGATGGCGGTGTTTATGAAGAATCAAAATGTTTAAAAGAATTTTTTAATGAATTTGAAATAGGAGAAGCGGATGAGGTTAGAGTTTTTAGCGATACAAAGCCTTTAGAGATAATAAAAATAAAAACTTTAGATGAATGTAAATACGAGCCGAAGAAGTTTACGTTTGTAAATAAGTTTGGAGCATTACAAGATATTTATTTCTTTAAGAAACAAGTAAATAAAATGAATGTAACAAAAGAAAGCTACAATGCAAATAATTTAAATAATACTTATACTTATGATAGGTCTGTACATACAAAAAGAGATTTTAACGTAAAAGGAAAAGAATCATTTACATTTAGTAGTGGTTACTTGAATGAAGAGTACAACGAGGTTTTTAAACAAATGATGCTGTCTGAAAAGGTATGGATAACTAATCTAACAGATACAGAAGAACAAGTATTGCCTATCAACGTGAAGACATCTAACATAACTTATAAGACATCTTTAAATGATAGACTAGTAGAATACACAATTGAGTTTGAAAACTCTTATAACGTACTAAACGACATTAGATAAATGCAAACTATTCAATTATACATAGAAGGTCAAAGAGTGGATATGTTCAAAGATGAATCGGTATCGCTTACACAATCAATTCAGAATGTAAGAGATATCGCTAAAGTATTTACAGACTTTTCTAAAACTTTTACGCTACCAGCTTCTAAAACAAATAATAAGATATTCAAGCATTATTACAACTTTAACATAGAAAATGGTTTTGATGCGAGAACTAAAAAAGATGCTATAATTGAATTAAATCATTTACCATTTAGGGATGGGAAAATAAAACTAGAAGGAGTTGATTTAAAAAATAACGTGCCTTATGCATATAGAATTACATTCTTTGGTAGTACGGTTGTTTTAAAGGACTTACTAGGGGAAGATACATTAGCATCTTTAGATTTAAGTACTTTGAATAAAGTTTATTCTCCTAGTTTGATACAAACAGATTTACAATCAGACCCGAGTACAAATGATGTTATAGTACCATTAATAACACACACTAGAAGATTATTCTATGATAGTTCAACTGGTCACGCTCACGATGATAACCATACTGGGAATTTATTTTATCAATCTGGAGCTGGACACGATCACGGAGTACTATGGTCTGATTTAAAATATGCTATTAGGGTTTCAAAAGTAGTTGAAGCTATTGAAAGCAAGTATGGTATTACTTTTAGTGATGACTTTTTTACATCAAGCAATTTACCTTATTATAATTTATTTCTTTGGCTGCATAGAAAAAAAGGAAGTGTAGAAAATTTAGGGGGTTTACCTAGTAGTTTGGTTAATGGTTTTTCAAATGGTATTGATGCTTATTCTTCTATGAGTGGCGGAAGTAGATTAAATATTTTAACAAGTCCGTCTAATATAATTAATTATGAGTTAGTATTAACTCCAGCGACTTCTGATGTATATAGGGTTTCTGTAAGAGAAAATGGTATCGAAGTTTATAATAGTGGAAATATATCTGGTAGTTTTAGTGAAAATAACTTTTTACCTTTAGGAATAAAAAATGCAGAATATACTGTTTA